AAGCCCGCCAGCAAAAACACCTCTTGAACTGTCCGATGTTGCAGCACCATAGGACCTAGCCAGAGACAAGTTACCAAAGTCTGAAGCATTACTCGTTACGGCAATGGTGATATATTCTATGGTATTGGTTATAGATTGATCACCAGCAAACACGCCCCTATGGCCGTTTGAAGTTCCCATTGATAAACCTAGATTGATTGTGTCGCCGAATGAAGCTGCGTTGCCAACTGTTGCTATAGTGACGTAATCAATAGTGGACAAACCGCCTCCAGGCGTTCTTCCTCCAACGAACACACCCCTCGGCCCAAACAATGTGCCGACAACACCGCCGACCCCGCCAGCTCCTGTCGCCTTGGACCACAGCATCAGGAACCGTCCCCGACGAGTGCGCCGTAGAGCGTTGTGGATACCTTCCACAGCGCGATGACCGTCACGCCAGTGGTGGCGAGCGTCGGCGCTTCGGCGGCGTTGTTGACCCACGTTGTCGTGGGCCATGTGATCGTGTTGCCCGCCCCGTCGTCGATCATCAGCGTGATCGCCTGCCCCGCAGCCAAGCCGTCGGTGTAGGTGGTTGCACCAGAGAGGGTATGCGTCTGGATCGAGCCGTTGTCCGGCTCCAACGTCACAGCGGTGCCGGTGATCGCATATACGTCTTCGGTGATCGTGCCTTCGGCCACGACCGGACTGGTTCGCCCGAAGTTGGCAAGGTCTCGTGCGTTGCTCATAGCATTACTCCGGTTGTGTGGGCCAGATGACCGCGTAGGGGAAACCCTCTTGGGCGGTCACGTCGCGCAACTGTTGCCTGTATTCAAGCCAATATGGTTCCATCGTAACGTCGCTCAGGGCCATCCAGTCGGTCTGGGACAGCAGGATGTCGCGCTGCGATCTGACGCCTTGGCGCTTGGCATCGTCGTATGCTTCGATCTCTTCGGAGGACTTGTCTGTGACGACCCAGCCAAGAACCCACGCGCCATCTGCCGACCGCGTAGGGGCTTCAGCGTAGCCGCGCTTTTGTGTGCGGTCGTCGATGTCAGGTGCTGGAGCAGTGGTCACAGAAAAGACGTTGAACTGTGCCAGTACTTCCGCCGACAGTTTGCGGGGGAAGCTCGTGTTCGCGTTTTCAGATTTGAGTTGCCCGAGGGTGAACGGGAACTGCTGGACTGTTTCGCCCTCGGCTTTAACGTACGTCATCTAAAGCATCCTTTATGCTGGTATCTCGAAGAACTCTTCGGTCAGGATTGCGGTGGCGTCTGTCAGCACAGCGACAGCGTCGGTAAGGGCTGCGGGAGCGTCGGTCAGCACAGCAACAGCGTCAACTATAGAGGCGGCAATGCCTATCAAAGCCGCGTCTTGGTATGTAAGACCGCCGTATGTCCCGACACCTGATCCGTCAGGCGGTAGTTTGGCGATTAGGCAGTCGTTGCTTCCCGCCCCGACGGATATCGTGTGCCCCACAGCAATGATGTTGTCAGCGGAGTCCACTGCTGCACAGTAAAATACATCATTGCCGGTCCCACCTAGAGTGCGATCCCAGAGTAGCGTGCCAGATGAGTCGTACTTATATATGAGCGCGTCAAGGCCCCCTGCACCGTCTGAGTTTGTTTGCCCTACGGCAATGATGTTGTCAGCGGAGTCTACTGCTGCACCACGAAAAATTTCGCTACCGGTGCTACCGATGTGCCGCCTCCAGAGTAGCGTGCCAGATGAGGCGTACTTAGCTATGAACGCTATAAGGCCGCTGGGGGTGGTCGCTGATGCCGTGTACCCCACAGCAATGATGTTGTCGGCGGAGTCCACTGCTGCACTGAAAAATAGGTCATTGCTGATCCCGCCGAAAGTGCGATCCCAGAGGAGTGTTCCGGAAGAGTCGTACTTGGCGATTAGGCAGTCAATGGTACCTGCCCCGTCTGAGTCTGTGTACCCCACAGCAATGATGTTGTCGGCGGAGTCCACTGATAAACCGAAAAAAAGGTCGGTATCGGCCCCGCCTAGAGTGCGATCCCAGAGGAGTGCTCCGGAAGAGTCGTACTTGGCGATTAGGCAGTCGTTGTTTCCCGCCCCGTCTGATGCCGTGTATCCCACAGCAATGATATTGTCTGCGGAGTCCACTGCTGCGCTATAAAAAAGGTCACCGCCGGTGCCACCTAGAGTGCGATCCCAGATGAGTGTTCCGGAAGAGTCGTACTTAGATATGAGCGCGTCAAGGCCCCCTGCACCGTCTGAGTTTGTTTGCCCTACGGCAATGATGTTGTCAGCGGAGTCTACTGCTGCGCTGTGAAAAATGTCATCATTACCGGCCCCGCCTAGAGTGCGGTCCCAGAGTAGCGTGCCAGATGAGTCGTACTTGGCGATTAGGCAGTCAGACAGGCCTGCACCGTCCGACGTGGTTCTCCCTACGGCAATAATTTCGCCATTAGAGTCTACTGCACACGCACGGAACTCGTCTGTCCCTGTTCCACCCAGCAGCCCCAGCCAGTACGACACTCCACCGCCCAGCGTTCCACCAGCACCAATAAGTCCCCGCTTCAGCATTACGAACCATCCCCCACAAGTGCGCCATAGAGCGCCGTTCCGACCTTCCACAACTGGACGGTTGTGTATCCCGTCGTCGCCAGCGTCGGAGCGGCACCCCCATTGTTAATCCACGTCATCGTCGGCCACGTCACTGTGGCGTCTGCCCCGTCGTCGATCATCAGCGTGATTGCTTCCCCGTCCGAGAGGGCGTCCGTATATGTGGTGGCTCCAGACAGTGTGTGCGTCTGCACGGTACCGTTGGACGGATCGAGGGCGGGATCCGTTCCTGTGAGTGCGAACACCTGCTCGACGATGGAGGCTCCGAAGGTGACATCATCGTCGAACGTCACAGGACCAGTGAAAGTTCCACCCGCTGCTGGAACGTACTCGACATCTATCCCGATAGTCGTCCAAGCAATGATCTCAACGAGGTCGCCCGCCACAGCACCAGCACCTAGAACGACAGACGTTCCGTCAGTTGCCGTATAGTCTGATGTACCGAGCTTAGAGCCATTCAAGAAAACGTCGACGTAACCGATCGTGTAGGTCGCCGAGAATGTGGTCTGACCACCAGTCGCAGTGAAGTTAAGCTTCGTGTAAGCCACACCGCGCGCCAAGTCTTCAGCCGCTGCGGTGACGAATACCTTGGCCGCTCCGGCGAGCGTGATCAGAGAGTCAGCGTTGCTGCTCTCGTCGACTGTCCGAGTCAGTGTTCCAGCCGAGTAGACCCCAGAGCCTATCTCCCACTGGCTTTCTTCTTCGATCACGTAGCGAACGGTGTTTCCGTCAGAGACCCCAGCATCAGCAAAGGACTGATAACCTTCCAGCGCCGCACCGAGCGAAAGCGTCCCAGTCCCAGTGGTCGCTGTCTCGACATACGCTCTGTTTACAAGGACGACCATGGATTATGCTCCCGTCGCTGGCTGCGAGTAAGTCATCGTAGAGATCACCATAAGGTCTCCGGAAGACATCTCAAGCTGGCTGAGCTCAAAGCTCCCGCCACCACCAACCAGCGTGACGTTGCCGGAGAGGATCACTGTGCCGCCGCTATTTTTTACAGAAAAGCCGTCACAGACCCCCGTGGCAGTCACGTTGCCGGACGCGACCACAGGCACCCCAAGCGTCGGGTTAGCGGTTGTCGAGGCGTCAGTTGAGCCAGCCGCAGCTGGAGGAAAAACATCCGCGACTAGCGTGAGAGCTACTAGAACCGTTGCTCCTGCCTTAAATTCGACAGAGCCTCCGTCGAATAACGCCGCGACAGCGTCTACCGACGTATTGAGTGGATTGTTTGCTAGAGTGATAGCCATGATGAGCTCCTACAAGATTGTGAATTGTTCGCGCTGGTTTAGCACGAAGCTGAGGTGTGCGATGCCGCTCGCCAAGGCAGAACTCTTCACCTGCAATCTGTCACCCGTCATCATGATGTGTTTGTCTAGGTCTACTTTTATGAAACCAGATGCACCAATATCTTCGCCAGACGTTATCGTGTACGCCACATCGAGAGGGTCAAGAACTCTGATGTCTGCCGTGATGGCGAGCACGGTCGCGTTAGACAGAAGGAGGTTGCTGATGATCGCCGCTGTGTTGATCGTCTTCTCCGGAACAAGGCCGGTTGCGGGGATGACGTAATCAGGAACGTCGTAAATTGTCGTCCAGTTTTCGTCGAACGGCACTCGCACGACTTCGAAAAGGTTCAACGGTGGACGCGGTGTGGTGATGGTAGACATCTAGCCTCCTAGTGCGATGGTTAGGGGGAGCGAGATGTTCTGAACCCCTCGTGAGAATGCTTGCCCCTCGATCGTGCTGCGCTCGAAGTCGACACGAAGATCCTGACCAAGATAGGTGTCGCCAACTTCGGTGCTGTACGTTGCGTAGACACGCCCGCCGAGACTTTCGATTATGGCCAGAGATGGATCAGGAGCCTCCCCCGTACCACGTTGCGAGAACGGGAGGGAGTTGTAGTTGACGCCTGAACCAGCGTAGCTGAATTGCTGTCCGGTGGCTTCCACGACTGAAGCGAAAGGCGAGACGTACTGGCTCGCAGACCCGTTGGTGTTCACGTCATTGATCACCAGCTTCATGAACCCAATCAGCTCGCCCACCATCTGCTCAGCGGCAACGTCTGTGAAACGCTGGACAAGTTCCGCAGTTATCTCGTCCCAAGATGCTGTGAATATCCCGACCAGCGATGGGTTGAATGCCAGCTCTGCGTTCCAGTTAAAGAACCCTTTGATCACGTACTGCGTGGCTCGATCTTGTCCGGAGCGAAGGTCGTTTGCGATCGCCCGCAAGATTGTCCGAGTATCGCGCTCAGCCAGCTCGTCGTACGTTCCTGACCAACCTGAGAGGCCAGAGTATCGGATCATCAGATCTGTGACGATGGCTTCGAACTGGCTGTCGATTATTGTGGCTGATGCGTCCTGCTCGGTGATGAGCTCTCGGTTTGGAACTCCGTCCAGCTGAACAGATCGGCGGAAGCCTGTCGCTGCCAGAGCGTAGTCGCCGAAGGTGTTGTTGGAGTTCGCTACCGTGACCTGACCACCGTCGTTGCACCACAACCCAACGCGAGACCAGTTCGTGAAGACGGAGACGAGCTGCACGAAGGCGTTGCGCGTGATCGCGTATCCCACACCGTTCGGGTTGATCGCTGTGAAGCTGTCTACGACAACAGAACGAAGAGGGCTGTCCAGATCAAGAACAGAACCATCAGCAAGAAGGTTGCCCCCGCCCAAAGGCATGTCCGGATTTCCGTTCGCGCGGTCGATGGGAAGAACAAGTTGCTCTTGTGTCAGGCTGTGAAGCTGTGAGCAATCTGCAATATAGGGTGACCGCGTAATCACCTCTCCTGGATTAAAGGAAAAGGCCCAACCCTTCGTCGGAACAGAATACGTCTCGGTGGCTGGGTCGAATGTGATGTTGTCGTGCTGCAATCCTCTGAATGTGAAGCCGCGAACCTTGATCCCGCTGGTCATCAGGAACATGTTGTTCACTTCCTGACCCGATGGCAGTGTCAGCGTTGTTACGCGGAGGTCGTACCCGTACAGAGCACAATTCGCAGGGATCACGGTGTCTGGCTGAACAACGTATGAGCCAGGATGAACGATCATCACGCAAGGAGATCCTTGGGCTTCCATCTTGTCGATCGC